GACCGCCACCCCGGAGACGGCGCTGAAATAGCGGTAGGAGCCCGAGGAATTCTGGGTAAAGGGCAGATTGCCGCCGTAAATGACCTCCTCCGGCGTCCCGGCATCCTCGGCCGTGGTATGGGTATGCTCCGGATTATAGGTGGAGACCGCCGTATTGACGATGGATTGGACGTTGGGCTGGGTGAAATTATGGACATGTTCGCCGCCGATGGCATGGCTGTGACCATGGTCGAGATCGACATCAGCGACCAGATCAATCTGATCGGCTGGGTTGGGCCGTGACAACCAGCCGATAGCGCCGAGGCCGGAAACGGAGACCTGGACCCGGTCGCTGGTGAAATTGCCGGATTCCCAATGCTCGACGGCCAGATAGGCCTTCATGATCTGGCCGCGGTCGGGGTTGACTGTGTACTGGCCCAGGGCCAGCACGTTGTTGCCCTGTTTGATCACGGCAGCGGTGGCCAGATCAGCGGCATCATAGGCCATGGCCGGCTGCAGGGCGGTGTTGCCGGTGACGACGCCGTCAAACTGCATCTGCAGAAAGCGGGTGGCCTCGCCGTATTTTTTGACCCAGGGCGCTTCCGAGAAAATAATGCGGGCCGGATCAAGATCAGGCCGCACCGTATAGATACCGGCCGGGGCCGGATAGCCGGCGATTTTGGGCGGAGCTATAGCAGCTACCGGCCCGGCGCAGAGCAGGAATGTATGATCGGTAATGACCTGGACGATGGCCCGCTGGTCGAGATGCTCGACGGCGGTACTCAGATAGCCGCGCTGGATGACGGTTAGAGTCGAGGCGGTTCGGCCGGAGTAGCGGATCTTCTCCTCATCGATCAGCACCGTGCCGACCGAGGGCAAGGCCAGGGCATTCAGATCTTCATAGACGCTCAAGATCATGGTCCCGGCTAGGATCGAGCCCTTGAGGGTCAAGGTCCGGCTGGTCTTGGCCTTGAGGCCGGGGATGGGTCCGGGCGAACCGAAGGCCAGGGGAATGCCGCGGCCGACCGCCTCATCAGCGGCATAAGGCCAGGCCTCACGGGTCAGCAGGTCACCACAGGGCTGGTCATAACGAATGGCCAGCGACACCAGATCGAGATTCAACAGGCGGCTGGCCTCATCAAAGGCGATAGGATCGGACACTACGAAACGATCGAGCAGGACCTTGGCGCTATCAGCCAGGCCGATAAACCATTGGTATAGCTCGACCTCGACGTTTTCGGGATCCTCACTCAAAAAATAATCAGAGAAAGGGGCAGCCCCGCCGTTCCATAAAGTGATACTCATCTGCCGGATCTCGCCGGCATCAAGGGTGGCGGCATCACCGGCCGTATCGGCCAGCATGCCCCAGTCGACTACCAGCGGCTGGTAAGTCTGGGCCAGGCCGTCGGCTGGACCAAGGGCCTGATCGGAAAGGTAGACCGGCCCGGCCGTAGGAAATTTGAAGACCAGCAGCTGCCGCGGCCGCCGGAAAGCGGCGTCCTTAGCGGCGATAAAAGGGGCGGTCAGATCGGTTCTCAACCGATCACCTCCAGGAGCAGCTCACCGCTAAAACGCTGATAAGAGGTCTGCAGGAAATTGAGCTTGGTAGTCAGCATTTTGACAGTGTAGGCCGTGCCCTCTTCGTTATAATAAGTAAAATTGTTCTGGGCACCGTTGGCGATGCTATCATGCCAAGTGACTAGAGCCTGATAATCGGCCTGCGGCAGGGATTTAAAGACGATCGGGAAGCTGCGGACGGTGACGCCCAACTCCTCGACCTGCAGGGTGCCGGCGGCGGTGCGGTCGATGACCTGCATCTTTTCGATGGGCTTGGACACCGGATACTGGATGCCTTTGGCAAAGGTCAGGCTGTTAGCCCCTAATTCAAAGCGGATGGCTGGCATTATTTCCGGGCCTCCAGGCGTTTCTGCTCGCTGACGATAGCAATGACATCAGAGCGCGACAGCTGCTGATTGATGTTGTTATTGATGATTGTAGTGACCGTTTTGCCGCCGCTGCGCGATTTGGCGTTGCCGTCACGGCCGGTCTGGCTGTCGGCGGCGATCTGATAGCTGTCATACATGCCGCCGTCCCAGTCGACCGAGTCGGAAGGAGCACCAGCAGGTTTGCCCTGGTTGACCTGGGCATCAACCGTCGAGGCGGTAGTTGCCAGTTCCCGAAAGCGCTCAATTAAAGTGCCGATGGTGTTTTCAAAGCCGGAGCCGTCCAGGTTGGCATGAATGGTAAAGGAGCTGCCGTCAAGGCCTTTAATCTTAAGCCCGGTCTCGTCAAGAGCATCAGTGACCATAGTGTGTTGTTCGGTGATGTTTTCGACCAGGCTCCGGTAATTGCCCTGCATCCGGTCCATGGCGGCAGAGGCGGAAGTGGCCCCCCGGTCTGCGGCCTCGGCTTCCAGTTTGCCGATTTCGTCATAAAGCCAGTTCTCAATCCCGACGATTTCGCCGCCTGAGGCCTTCCAGCGCGCCGCCTTCTCCACCAGCTTTTGTGATTCGGCGGCATAATGCTGATCCGCCATGGTGCCGGTCTCTTTAAACATCTCCTCCTGGGCGGCGGCGATCTTTTCAGCTTTGTCCTTCTCATCGGCGACGATCTTTTCCGCCAGCTTGGTCTGCTCCGCTGTCAGCTTGACACGGGCGGCCAGCTCTTTTTCTACTTCTTCATTGTGTTTTTTTTGGTCCTCCGTTAATCCGCCAATGCCAGCTTTTTCTTTCTGCATTTCGGCATTGATCCGCTTTTGAAATTCGAGCTGATCTTTCGCCTCCCGGTTAAGCTGGGCAAAGGATTGATTCTTTCCCTCGGCATTATTTTTCTTCAGCCAGGCATTCGTTTCGGCGGCGGTCATATTCATGTAATCCCAAAATTCAAGATTACCTTCAGTTACCGCCTGCCAACCGGCCCATTCTATGGCGATATCTTTGATTACTTCAACCAGCCCCGAAGCCCCTTCCGTTATGGAAGTAAAAAGATTGCCCAGAGTGTCTTTATTCTGGTCGAGGGTTGTCGCCATTTCGGCAATGGCCTGGGCTACGCCACTGGTGCCGTCGCTGGCCTTATTGGCCTCATTAATCACTTTACCAAAAGAATTTTCGACCATGGTCATGGCCCGGCCGATGGTGATCGGCATTTTATCAAAGGCCTCATCGATCTCAGTGGCCATCTTTGGAAAAGCCGACCGCAGGACATCAGACGTCAGCTTGCCTTCTCTGGACATTGCGCGCAGCCCGGCGATATCGGTATCCAGGGCCTTGGCTAATTGGGATCCGAAATAGGAGTTAGACTCCATCATAGCCCGGAATTCTTCGCCCTGGAGAACCCCTGAGCCCATAGCCTGGGAAAATTGCAGCAGGAAGCTCGATTGCTCAGCAGTGGACGCCCCTGACACGATCAGCGATTTATTGACCAGCTCATTGATGGCCAGCAGTTCTTCCGAGGAGGCATGGACCGATTCCATCGCCAGCCCCAGCTTGGCCACCACGGCGGCGTTGGTGCCGTAGGCCGTGCCGGTCTCCTGAGAGATCCGAAACAGCTCGCCCTGGACTGCGGCCAATTCGCCGGACGACTCAGTAATCAAACCCAGCCGGGAGTCAAGCAGGGTATAGCTGTCCGCCAGCATCAGCACATCTTTTACAGCCTGTACTGAGAAATAAGCGGAAATTGCCGGACCAAGGGCGGCAGCCATGCGCTGCCAGCCAGCCGTCAGGTTGGCAGCAGATCTGGTCCCGGCCTGCTCCACCCGTTTAAAGTTGGCCTCCGATTCCCCGGCAAACTGCTTGATGCGGGCGGTTCCCTTATCGTCCACAAACAGCTCGATGACTACCCTGTTATTGCTCATATGTCGGCGGGCCGCTGGTTCTTCTGGGTTTTTATTTCCCGATGGATGGCGGGCAGGACCCTGCGCATCAGCCGGTGTTTGGTTTTGGGTATTTCCAGGTCGTTTAAAGCGGTTTTAACAGCTGTGTAATCAAGCTCGCCCCAGGAGCAGACCCTTTCATAAAGAGCCATGGCCTGCTGCACGTCGCTATCCCAGTTAGCCACCGGGCAGGCCTCGGACCCTCCGGCCCCGGCACAATCCGGCTCGATCTCATCTGTTTTTAAATTATCAGCGCACTGGCGGCAGTTGATGCCCGGAAAATCCAAGCAAAAACGAACCGCCGTCATTACTTTTTTGCAGCTTCCGCCTCCCGTTCGGCATTAAAACGCTCAACATCGAGACAAACCCGGTTGGTCCAGATGGCAAAAGCCGGAGACCAGCGGGTCAGCAGCAGCTTGGCCTCATCGTCGCAGCCGATCTCCCCCTTATACTGCAGCAGCTGTTCGGTGATCTGCAGCAGCACCAGGCGGCGCAGGACTTCCACCGTCAGGCCGGACCAATCCACCACTACCCAGGGTAAAAACAGTTGCAGGTACCTTTCGTGGTTCAGGGTTTGGCGCTTGGTTATAGTGGCCAGATCCCAGCTTGGTTCAGTGGCGGCCTCTATAAATTCCGCCTGGCGTCGGCCTAAAGGCCGGACCAGGACCTTGAAGTTACCGGGTCCGGGATAGGCCACCCAGATCGCAGCCTGATCCTCACTGGTGTCTATGATGGCAGCGAGGGTTAAAGGCCCGTCTATTCCTGGCCGGTAAGGCGGGGCGTCAAATTTGCTGCTTACCATAGTGTTTACTCCGCAAGCGTAATATCAACGAAATATTCTTTACCTACGATAAACTCTTTATCAGCATGCAGGCCTACCTTGAGCTCGCCGCAGGGGGTTGACAAAAAAAACTTTTTGTTTTCCTCGCTTTGACCAGTGACCACATTCAAAGAGGCTGTAAAAACCGGTTTCAAGCCGCTGGTGTTGGTCTCTGGGTCACGGACATACTGCAGTGTTTCGTTGATACCATTGCATAGGAATTTGCATCTAATTGTTTTGGGCATAGTTATTTTTCCTTTACAGGTTGCAGTTGAGCCTAAAATCAGGCGAGCGGATCAGTGGTTCTTTTGTTGACCACGTCGATCTTCATTGGCGTAGTCAGGGCAGCCATGCCCAGGGGTGCGGCAGAGGCGCCATAAAAGCGGCATTGCATCGACATTGGAATTTTACCGGGCCCGGACATCGGGGCATCTGGAGCGACTACTTTCACGTGCGGCGCTGAAACCCTAAACAAATAGCGGTTAGTTGCTTCAATAGTCGCACCCAGAAAGGTCATATCAAATTTTTTGGGGGTGAATGCTTCCCAGTCGCTAAAAAAAGCGTTGTTAGCGGCATTGTAGCGCGGGAACTTGAGCATCAGGCCAGCGAGTGGAAAGCCATTGTCAGCTGGTTCAGCTCTACCATCCTGGCCGGCTACCGCCTCGGTATCCATCGGCCGGGAAAAGGTCAGCTCAAAAGCGGATGGATAAATTTTATCCGCATCACTTAGAGCAATCGCGGACTGATCGTTCATCCTGAATACAGAATCTTTGTTCATGATGATTCTATTTTTGGTGTCCGGGATCGTCACCGTTGCCATAGTTGTTACGTCATTGACCTCTGAATCCCGGTCCAGTTTATCGCAGATAAGCCCGAATGAGATTTTGAGAGGTTTATTCATTTCGCCGCTGATCTTAAACTCGTGAATTTTTACACTCGGATATTCCCAAATAGCGGAGGTTAATTTTTTGATAGCCGCAGTGGCAAACAGGCCATCAACTTTAGATGCCAGCGTATAGCTATTGGCGTACGCGGCAGTCAAAGCCACCCTGGTTGGTGCTCCAGCCACGCCCATTAGCAAAGCCAAGACCAGGTCAAATCCTTCATAGCGCATATAGGCATCCCACGGCCCGTCCGCGGTCTGCTCTCCGGCATCAGAATCATGGATAAAGGCTTGACCAGCTGAGTCGTCATCTTCGGGTTTAATGTCAGTTTTGATGCCGTCGGTCAGGATCAGCAATCCGTCACCAGGCCCACACTCCACCGGCGTATGCCAGGTTTCGCCCTTGGCGAGGGCGACGATAATTTCTCTGCCGGTGATTTCATCCATGATTTATTTCCTCGTTTTAGTTTGGGTGTTAGATGGACCAGCCACGTCGGAACCAGCCCGAAAAGGACCGGCTGTTTCCGAAAGCGCGGCATAAGGGGCTGTAATTAAAACAGCCGCTTCTCCTGGCTGTTTTAAACAGTCCCTAATCAAATTTTTCATAACGCATGACCACCGGCACCATGGTGATCACCAGGGTGCCGTCGGTCAGTAGTTCCGATTCGCCCTGGGAGATCGGCCGGGCAGTATCAGCCAGGCCGCCCAGGGTATTGTTGCGCAGTAGGGCTCTGATCGCCGCGGCCACATCTAGAACCCCAGCCTTAAGGCCGTCACCCATGATCCCGGCTTCCGGCTTGAGCAGCTGGACATAAGCGGCCAGAGTAATGGTCTGCTCGACTTCATCCTGGTCATCGGCCTCAACACCGAAATTGCTCCGGCCGTCCTTGATGCCGATGGCCGGATAACCACCAGCGGACCGGATCAGCCGGATATCCTCGGTCACATAGATATCCCGTTTGATAATGCCGCTGATATTAGCGGCCTGCAGCAGGAGCTTGATGGCGGCAATTTTCGCTTTCATAACCCGCTCATTTTCGCCCTAGTGAACAGTCGATCGCCGGTTACCACCATGCTGCTGCCCGTGGCGACGGCTGCAGCGGCGCTGTCATTGCCCAAGCTGATTTTGCCATCGGCAATACGCTCCAGGAAGCGGATGGTGTTATTGTACCGCAGCTGCCAATGCTCAGGCGGACCCTGCCGACGGGCATAGAGATTATAAATAGCGATATCAACCGCTTGCTTGGCGATTATGGCCGGTACCGGCGCGGCCAAGGGCAGGTCGTAGCGCGCCCCCAGATAGCCATCAATCTCAACATCAGCGGTTTCCAACGCCGCATCGGTGACAGCGGTGTCGATTACACCGGCACCGCCGTCATCGGTGAGCTGGACCAGCAGATCAGTCGGCAACTGCTTTTTGAGATCGTCCAGGGTGGCGTACATTATTCAGCGGACTCCAGCTCTTTGCGTCGGGCCGCCATGGCCGCCAGCACTGTTTTACGGGTCTCGCCCTCGGCCATCTTGACCAGTTCAGCAAAGCCGGAGGTCTTGACCAGGGCGATGGTATCAGCGCTGTTTAGTGCCGGTTCGGCCGCTTTAACGATGTGTACCACCAGTTTCGGCTCAGCCCTCAGTTCGATCAGCTCAGCCTCAGTGAAATGATCATCAGGATATTCCGTGGGAGTGACGCTATGGGCAATGCCGCAGCGCCTGAAGTTTGCCTGTCTGGCTATAATTCTAATCGGCATGATTTTTTTCCTTATGTATCAGTAATTAACGTCCCTCCGGAGAGGGACCTAAAAGCGGCCGTCCTCCCTCCCCACGTCGGGGGAGGGAGCAGGTCCGTGGTTTATGCCAGGCCGGTGCTGCCGTAAGACAGCTGCCACAGGGCATAGCCCCCGGCATACCGGGCCTCAGCCCCGAATTTAAACTTGCGGCTCATAAAGACGGCCTCTGATTCCGCGGTCACCTGCTGAACAAATACCGGCTTCTTGCGCTCCTGGAGAATGAACGGCTTGATCGGCATATTGGTGCAGTGTAGGAACCAGGCTGTGGAGCTGGTCAGCCGGGGATTGACCAATAAAGTAGCCGTGCCCTTGAAAGGGTTGGGCGAATTATCGTTGAGTTTGTCAGCGGTCAGCAGCAGATTGCCCATGGCTTCGAGCGCCGGTGGCACTTCCAAGACATTCGGCACCATGCCCAGCGGTCGGCCTTCGTCATCTTTAAAGCTCATAATGGCAGTCCGGGCCGCACCGTAAGAGGCCTGAGCTGCGACCAGCGTGGCGTTGGATAAAGCCTTGGTGCCCTTGTTGGACACGCTGACGCTACCTCCGTCGCCATCGCCCACGGCATGATCAGTGTCATAAAAATACTGGCCGTCGTAACAGAGGCCGGTAAAGGCGCCGTTCTTGATATCGGCCATGATCTCATCCGGCAGCTGCTTGGCTGAAAAGCCGGCTGATTCCGCCTGCGGTCCGTAGATGCCTAGATTGTCATCTTCGATATCGTTGCGATCCACTTCGACCGTTGCTTCCCAGTCGTCATTGACAATTGAATACTTAAAAGCGGCCAGGGCCTTGATCACCTTGTCGCCCATCCACTTCCGCATTTTGGGAAATGAGGACAGCCAGGCATAATCGTTTTGTTTACTGGTAGACTGCACCAGCATGGCGGTCTGCTGCCACTGGGCGGGCGCGGCATCAAACGCCCGGTGGAACGTGGTTTTGATATTGGTAAAAACTGCGGCCAGGGTGGCTCCGTTGACTAACATATTTCCCTCTCTATTTAATGGTTATGGTTAAACTGCCCTGCGTTATCCGGCCGTTCTTTACTTAAACAGTCGAAACAGCACAAGTGTCGTTGGCAGTGACGCGCCAGGCCAAAGCCGCACCCACCTGGACCGCTGTCAAGGTGACGACATCGCCAGCATCCTGCATGGTAATCGTATTGTTGCCGGCCTGATTGATAGCAGAGGCAACGGTAATTACCGCATTGCCGGCATCAACAGCCAGCGCCAGGGTCAGCACCAGACCGGCTGCTGATGGAATGGCCAGGGTTCGGGTATCATCGACGCCGGTAGTAGTCAAAGCTACGGTACCGGACCGGGTAACAGGGATAGCGCCGCCGTCACCGGGATCAGCGATCGCCACCGGTATTTTAGGATAGATCTCGGCGATCGCCGCTTCCACGGTAGTGGCGGCAGTAAATGCCCCGGCATCGGCCAGACTGATGGCAGCAGCCGCATGAGCTCCGGAATTGTCGGCGATATGGGTAGCAACATCGGCCTGCTTAATGGCGGGCTCAATATCGATCCAGGCGGCAGTGGTCGAATGGTAACCGGCGATGATGCCGCAAAAGATCTTGTTAGCGACATTGGCGGTCAGATCCACGGTTTGGTCATCAACCAGAAAAACATTATCGCCAACATTGGCGATGGTGATGGGAGTCGCCAGGGCAAAAAGAAACAACCCCCGGCGCCGGGCAATAACATTAATTGCGCCATTTGCCCCGCTTGAGTTATCGGCGCGGGCATCAGCAATACCATGGAAAATCAGACCGGCGGTATCGCTGCCCGGCAAGGCGTAGCCCGCGGCATTAATCGCCACCAGGCTGCCGCCGTAAATACAATCATTCTGGATAACCGGCGTCGGGACTAAGACCCCGTCCTTGCGCTCGGTGTTGCGATCTACTGTCAGTGCTGTCATATATTACCTCTCATTGTTTTGTCGTTAGTTTTCAGCGGTTCAGCGCCCTTCTTTATGCTGCCTGTTCGGCTCAGCGCCCTGCGTACTTCGTTATATCTTCTACACTGTTGCCAAACATTCCGGCTATCTGCGCCTCTTCAGCATTTAAGGCCTTGCCGTTTTTATCTGGATCTTTGCCGTCAAGGTCAGAATCGCCACCCATGGCCGGTACTGCCGCGGCATAGGCCTTGAAGCGCTCCAAACCGCCTTGCTGCTGACACTGAGCCTCGTGATAAGCCCTGGTTGCCGGGGTGATCTTCCCTGCCTTCAGGGCCAGATCAAGCTCGCTGTTGATGGCGGTTTCCAGAGCGCTTTTCTGCTGATCGGCCAATACGGTCTCGGCATTGGTGGCCCGAGACAGGGCGGCATCATAATCGCCGCGCGGGACAAACTTGGCCAGATCCGTAGCTGCCAGCATGCTGTTGGCAGCGCTGGCCAGATCGGCCTTAAATTTTTGGATGGCATTCAGGGCCTCGGTCTCAGTTGCGTTTTCTGCCAGCCCCATGGCTGCCAGGATTTTTTTAATATCCATCGTTATCTCCTTGGGGTCTGGCCCCGTTGTTGGGGATGATTCCCCTTGTTGCTGATTCAGCGCCTGCAGGTGCAGATTTGGGCGGTTGGTTAATCCCGCCGTATTCAACCCGGCAATATCTCGGGTTACCTTGTGATATAAAATAACAGGACTGATGTAGCGGTAATGTTTGCCGCCAACCAGCTCCCGGCCCATGGTATTCCATTCCACCCGGCCCCAGATGGCACCTTCCCGGTTTACCAATTCCTTAATCCAGCCGGCTGCCGGCGCCGGTTCCCCAAGTGGCGCTTTTTTTTCGGAGGAATGTTCAATATCCACCGGCAAATCCCGCCCGGAATCAAGGAAACGAGCTATTATCGATTGTGGATCGGAGTTTTGCCAGCTGCGTCCGTCACGGCCTTGGACCGTGCCAGCCGGAATTAGTTCTATCCATTCTGGCACGGCTGATTCGTTATTTTGTCCGGAGCCGGGCTCCACTATCGCCAAAGGTAGCTCAATGCCATTAAGAGCGATCTGATCATTGTTTTGCTGGTTGTTCAGGGCGACTTGATACTTGTTTTGCTGGTTTTTCATTTTTGCTCCTTACCCATTATCGAAAACACCGTTTAAACCCCGTTTAAATTTTCCACTGTCAAACGAACACCCTCGGCCGCGTGAATGTGTACGGAAAAAGCCGAAAAGATCAAACAGGGGCATTTAAAGGCTTTTTCAAAATTGCCCGTTTGATCTCTGCGACCAGTTAGTAATTGTGGATGATCCACCTCTATCGGTGGCCAGATGCGCCCTGACAATCTCCAAAGTCCTTCTCCGGTCCTTCTCAGCCATCTCCAGGCCCGTGCCTCGATTTAAGGCCAGCCAGGGCCGCGCCGGGATATTGATCCGCAATCCCCGCCCAGCCGGACCGCCTAATTGATGAATCGCCGCATAAGGGATTGAGCCGCTGGAGCCGATGGTGACGCTGTTCCTGGTCGCCTGAAAATGGACCGACTCCATCAGGTCGCCTTTTTCATAAAGGATGCGCTTGCCCTGGATGTAGTTCTTGCCTTTGGTGGTCAGGCCGCCTTTCTTGCCGATCCTCCCCTTTTTACCCAGGCCCATCATCATCGTTGTCAGTGACAGCTTGGCCCACGGCGTGCCGTCCGGGGAAGACTGAGCCTTGAAGTTCTCCAGGACCGAACGCTCGTAAAAAGCACCGATCTGGCCCATGGGCACCGACATATCAGCACAGCGCCGCTGCAGCTGCACCAGCAGCGCCTGCACCTGCTTATCATCAACCTTGATCGAGATATCAGGGCACATCGTCAGGCTCCACTGTCAAGATCGGGTATTCATCAGCCGCCTGCGCCACCAGCCCGGCCACGGCGGGATCACTGACCAGTTTCCGGCGCAGCTCGTTGGCGATATCCACCGGCAGGTTTTCCAGCTTGGCCGCCAGGGTGCTCAGGCCGCGATCGGCTTCCAGCCCGACATTGTAGTCCCAGCCCGGATCGGCTTTCAGCTCCCAGCCTTCGGGCCTCACATTGTCGCCCTCGTTAAATTCCTGTTCAGTGGCTGCTACCGCCCGGCACCGGCAGCCGAAACCCTGGGGCGGATAGTTGCGGGTCCAGAACGGATCGGTCCGGGGCAGGATCTTGCCGTCCAGGGCCACATGATGCGGCCGGGGATGGAGCACCGAATCATTGTGGACGTAGAGCAAATATTCAATCTGTGAGTCTTCAAACTGCTGCCAGCGCCCAGCTGCATTGGCCGTTGCAATATTGGTCCGCCAGATCAGCTCAGACCGCCAGGCCGGACCGCCGCCCTTGAGCTGCCAGCCGTAGCGTTCCACCAAGGGCAAAAATTGCTTGCGAAACTCCCTGATATCCATGCCCCCGGCAATGGCCTTGTCGGTCATCTTCCGCAGATCAGCGAGCAGATCGGCCTGATAAGCACCGGCGCTCATAAAGCCTCGGGCATGCGCCGCCCCGGACAATTCATCCCAGGCCATGGTCGGGATGTTTAATTTGTCTTTAAAGAAGCGTTCAGCCTCGGTAAAAGGCAGGTTGAACGTCTTTTTAAAATCGTCAGTTTTCACTTGTTGCCCTTGATCATGGTCCGGCCTCTGCCAGCCGCTGCTGCTGTCTTCTCCGTTGTGATATAGGTCTCGATTCTTTCCTGCAGGGCTGTATCGTGTTTTTCGATAACTGCATCAAACCAGTCAATTTGCTTGCGGTTGGCATAGTCCGGGCAGCTTTCCGGATTGGTTATTGCTGCCGGATCTTCACAAAAAGGATCGTTTTTAATCCTTTCCGGATAGACTGCCGGCGTTACCTGGTCCGGACCGTAGTACGCGGCGCATTCGGCAACATAAACGGGATCAAAAATCTGCGGCTCGTATCTAAACTCTTTGCACAGGGCCTGCTGCAGCACAACCACCTGAGAGGCGCTTTCCACCTGATAAGTGAAAGCATCGAAGAAAACGGGATCAGCCGCCTGGACCCGAACAGCCGCCTGGGCCAACAAAACAACATAGGCAACAACTGCAATAATTTTTATAGCTCTATTCATTTTCAGCTCCTTTATTGTCTTCTCGTCAGCTCGAAGATTCTGACAGCCACTTTGGCAATATTCACCGCTACTTTGGTCAGGTCTTTATCTGGTTGGATGAGTGCTTTCCGGTTGAGAAAGAACAGCTCTGGCCGTTTAACTGCAACCAGGTTATCCGGTTCAAAATTTTGTTTATCACCATCGGCAAAGATGACACACGAGCCCTCCGGTACCGGGCCGTGCACTTTTTCCCAAACCATGACATGCTTACTTTTCCAGATATTAGGACTGGCAACCTTCACTTTGGTATAGCCGTCTGCTTCAAGTATCTCAGTACCCACCGGCTGGCAGTTGGGTGGTACTCGGCCGGTTTTAAAGCTGGTGGAGCTGCCAGACGTTAAACCTTTAGTCCCTTTGTTATGAGGGACACAGCCAGGTGTACAGCAACCAGAGCGGCCCGTTTTTAGCCCTAAGCGGGTACAGGTTGATGTAACCTGCTCAATGGACAGCGCGGTACCAAATTGACTATTAAAAAAGGCGGTAAGCGTCCTTCTGGCCGTAGTTTTGTGCCGCCTGAGGTAGTTCCGCTGCGCAACTGTGTAGCTATGGGGCGACACTTTCACCGCCCTCCAACATTTTAGGGGACTCCCGCTCTAAGATCCGGTCCGCCATCTGCACTTTTGCCCGGAGGACCAGACTACCATTGGAGATAATCTGACAAGCAACAGCATTAACTGCCTGGGCTCTGGTAATTTCGCAGGCGAGCTCATCTCCTTTTAGGTCTTCATTACCTAATCTTTCCAGCTGGGCAAAGAGATGATCGTTTAAGTCGCCAAGTGTATTTTTTTTCATAGTGTTCTTCCTTTACTGGATAATCAGGGCGCCGGTGATCACCGCCTCGCCGGTTGTTTCATCCACTTCAACAATCGGATTGAGTTCCGTGCCGACAATCACCGAGCCCTTCGTGGCATTGATCGTGGAACCAAGCACCAAATTCTCACTAGCTGCCGTACCGCCATATACATCCTGGCCGCCGGCATGACCCAGCCGGGCCACCCCGCCCGAATCGTAAGCTCCAACCGATATGGTCAGGGTGGTACCGGATACCGAAGTCACCACTCCCGCGCCGCCGACGATATTGATCGTGCTGATCTGGCCGCTGGCAACGGCGCTGCCACTATCACCAGCCACGGTCTTAATTATATCCAGGCCGAAATTGGCCGGATTAACATCGATCGTCAAGCCAGCGCCGATCACCGCGTTAGTCGGGGTACCGCCGATTGTTACTTTGTCGCTGCCGGCCGTGACGTTACCTTTGTTCAAGGTTGGCTCAATGCCGGTATGGCCAGACTCAGCAAGGCCCAACTTGGTCAGCGTATCATGCGCCACCACTGAGCCCGAGGCCCCAGCGGTGCCATAGCCGAACACCCGGTCAAGCATGGGCCGAACATCGTGGATGCGGGCTGCAATCGTGCTATCATTTTTTTGGGCGACAATTAGGGCGCAGAAAATAACATCTTCAGTTATCTCGTTGGGGATGGTGGGTATAGCCGCGTCTTTCGCCGCCTGTTCAGTGGCATACTCAGCTTGGCCGAACACATAATAGACATGGCCGTTGGTCAAGCGCAGCACCAGGTCTTTTTTCCAGTAACCGGCGGTCATCGTGGTTAGAGCGCCGGCCTGATTCTGGCTGGTGTTGTTCCATTGGCTGACGTTGACCATGTTCAGGCTGGCGCTATCAACCACCCAGCCGTTATCCATGGTGTTGTAGATTTTATTAAAGGTGGTGGCAGTGTCGGTGGTATAAGTGCCCAGGCGTGCGGCGATGGAGCCGGAGTTAATGGATAGCATCAGCTCGTTGGGCGTGGCCTGCTCGCTGACCGCGTTGCCGCTGATGACCAGGGCGCCGATACTCTGTGATACAAAGTCCTGGACCCGGCCAGTAAAGTGACCGGCATATTCCGGGACCGAAAACACTTCGATGATCTGGGAATTGGTCAGGTCGGTATAGACATGGCCCAGATAGATATAGTGCTGCATATCCGGCTTGGCGCTGAAAGCATGGACTGCGCCGTATTGGTCGATGGCAATATAGCTGCTGCCCGGGTTGCTGGCGGCCACACTCAGATTGTCCCACACGACCTTGGTTTTAATGGTGCCGTCGTGGCTGGTGATATAGCCGCTGCCCGCCGCCACATTAACCGTGATGCCGCTGCCTGCCGTCAAGGTTCCGCCGCTGATCACGCCGGAACAATCACGATCGACATAAGCCTCATCCAGAAAGGCGATATCCGTCAGCATGGTGGTTAAATCCTGATCGCCGGTATTAATCCCCGATACAGCGCTCAAGTAGGTATGATTGCTATGAAGGATAGAATGATCAAAGTCTTCGAGATGAATCGCACCGTGGTCATCCACTATGTCGGTCACGGCATTAAAAATACCCTGGCCGATCACCGGACCCCTGGCATCAAGGGTGCCTTCAACCTCAATGTCGCCAACTGTTTCTGCTGCCGCTGATACGGCAAGGAGCAAGAGGGCAAACATTAAGCTGATTAAGTTAATTTTCTTCATAGTTCCTCTTTATGAAACTTTATGGTGCCAGGTGCCGATGATCGTAAACACTGCCAGATCAACCGTAAGAGTAGCGTTGTCCACTGCAATAACCCGGCTGGGGCGGATCCGTTCTCCGCTGTCATCCCATATCACCACATCAACAAACCGCTCACCCAGGCCGTGATTGATGGTGAGGATCCCCGCCGTCAAGTCTCCGGCCACAAAAGATGTTATAACGCCGGCTGCTCCGTCAGCCCCTGCAGGGCCTGCTGGGCCAATAGGACCTTGCGGGCCTATTGCGCCGTCAAAACCAGCCTGACCAGCTGCCCCATCTATTCCAGGTGCACCATCAGCCCCGGCAGGGCCAGTCAAACCAATAGGTCCTTGCGGGCCAATCGCGCCATCAGCTCCAGCCGGGCCAGCTGCCCCATCTACTCCAATAATACCATCAGCTCCGGCCGGACCTGCCGGGCCAATTGGCCCAGGAGGCCCCGGCTCGCCCTGGGCGCCATCAGCTCCGTCATGGCCTTGCCTGACGATCGCCGTTATCTGCCTGGGGACCGTGGCCACCGCAACCGATATTACCCGTTGATCAATGACCGCCGTTATTTGCCTTGTGGTTCTGGCCACCGTGACGGATACTTCCCGTTGATCGATGGACGCTGTTATCTGCCTTATGGTTCTTGCTACCGCAACCGAGACCACCCGTTGAGCTACAACCGCCGTGATTTCGCGGCGGGGGATGGTGACGTTAACGGCAATATCAGCCATGGGAAATGTCTGGAGTTACCGTAACTTCACCAGCCAGCCAGGTATCCGGCAAGCCGGTGGCATCTGCAGTTTCAAAAGTTTCAAAATCCCACTCCCAGACCCCGACATCTAACGGCAATGCTTGCTCAGGTACCGAAAAGGCATAGGTGTCCGCGTCGTCAATGATGATGCTGCCCTGGCCCGCCGTTGGTTGGGACGACAACTCATAGCCCAGCGTCCCCACCCCCTTGAGCCGAAACTGCAGCCGGCAGAACAGGCAGGGCGCACCCACTACGCCGCCCAGATCGTCGCTCATGCCGCCAATATTCCAGGCCGGCCATTTATCGCCGCGCCGATGGTTGCCTAGCTCAATTATTGCCGGATCCATCATTTACCCCCTGTTTCATCAAGCACAGTTACCCGGCCGCTCATATTACCCAGCATCTCCAGGCGGGCCATGACCTCAGCCAGGCGCTCAGGATCACTGGCGGCATAAAGATCAATCAGCTCATCACGAAACTGCTCCAGGGAATCCACCTTGTTCAGCAGGGCCTCAGCGGCATCAATCAAGCTGGATGCGGGATCAGCGGTCTGCTGCCTGGCCCACTCCAGGAGGATCTGCTCCTCGGTCGGCGGCAGCTGCTCCGAATTGGCAGCCTTACCGATTGCCGGTTGCCCCGGTTCCTTCCCGGCCGGTTTCGGCTGGGAAGGTCCCAGACAGTCAGCCCCTGCAGCCGGATCCGGCAGGCCCAGCTTATCACACACCACGCTCTGCTCTACTCGCAGCCCCATCGGTACCAGCTTTTCCAGGGCCGTGGTCAACATAGTGAGATCATCCTTTTCCACTGCCCGCAAGATCAGTTCCGGATAGTTCTCCTGGACGCCGAAGTTCAGATCAATAAACGGCCTGACAAGATCACGGTTAATGGTCTCGGCCAGCTGCAGGGCGTCATCATCGCGGATATCCTCCCGTACTTCCGCCTGGGCCTCTTCGTTGCCCAGTTTGCCGGGGGTGCCGGAGGTAGTGGCAGACTGCCCCAGAATGCAGCGACTGACCTGGGTGTCCAGCCAATCAGCCAGCTTGTTATACAGTTCATGGCCGCCGGTGCCCTTCGAGCTCTCGACAAACTCAATCAGCATCGATTCGGGGATCACCGCGGCCGCATCGCTGCCCAGGTTGGCTACAGCCGACTTTAAAATATCGATATCGCTCGAATCAGCGCCCGGCGCATACTTGCCCACTCGCAGCGGCATGCCGAACACCTCAGCATAGGCCAGCCAGTCTTTGACCGTGTAGTTTTTGCATAGATAGGCCCAGGCTGCGACGCGGGCAATACCGCCTCTGATCGGCAGGCCGGTCTTAAGGTGGGGCACATGGCAGATGAATTTATAAGGGGCCAGTTCGACGCCCTCCATCATATCGGCCTCATCCAATAGCCGGACTTGCCGTCTGGACACCCGGTCAAAGACGAAGAAGCGGGGATCCCGCCACTCATAGCGACTCGGCAGCCATTTGGCCCCCCGGTCCCAGATGATCTCGGATACCGCATACCCTTTGCCAATGGAGTCGAGCTGGTCTTTAAGCAGACCCCGGAAACCCGGCCTTCTTACCAGCAGCCGGATTTCTTCGGCCAGCATGACATCGTGGGCTGCATCGCTGGCCGCCTCAACTGTCACGGGCAGCGCCGCCACAGCCAGTTTACGTTTGCCGATCTCGCAGCGGTAATGAAGATCGCGTTCCTCTATCTCCTCGGCCAGGGTCAGAAAATCGTTGGCATCGCCGGAAGCTGCGCCCTGAAGCAGGCTGGCCAGTTTAAACGGCGTCAAGCCCCCGGCCACGGTGGCATCCCAGACGGTGCGGATGCCGGTCAGCGACGGGGCGGACAGCTCTTTGGTCAGTTGCCGGGATTGCACCGGCCGTCCTCTATGGTCTAGTATCATTTACATGGCCCCCTCTATGGATCCGAAACCGGCTGTCGTCCTGATCCGGTGGCTGTCATTTCTGTCGTGTTCGCGTTTGCGGACCGGATGATAAGCGTATTCGCGCTCGCCTTCCTGCCTGGTGGCGTATATCGCCATAGCCCCGGCCACACCGGCGTCACCATGGCGCTGCCCGCGGGTTGATTCGGTTTTACCTTCGGGCAATTTGGCCACGCCCTTGACCATCTTAAAGGCCCGGTTATCCTCAAGCCAGTCGGCATCAAGGGGCAGCAGGATTGTTTCGTCCTCGAATGCCGCCTTGTAGCGCGGCATATTCTCCCGGTACCAGGTTTCGGTGAGCATCACCTGACTGATCCTGGTCTGGCCGTACTTCTGGGCAGCGACCTCGGCCAGGTATTGGCCGTTGCCTCTGGCATCAAAGGCACCATGGGTAAAGCGCGGCAGCCTGTTTATAATGTAAAAGACCACCTGGCGCTGGGTCTCAAAGGGCACATTTTTCAGCTCCAGGCCAAAGGGTGCGGCAAAGGTGGTGTTCTGCTGCTCCTGGATTGGCAGGTAGATACTCAGATCGCCGGTCCGGGCAAAGTCCTCGCCGAAGTAGCTGCGGCGATTTGGCTGCAGTTTTGCCAGCAACGGGGCCAGATGGTCCTCGCACCAGGCCTCCGTCTCACTGATCCGCTGGTGTTCGGGCAAGAAGGTAAATTCGCTTGGAAGCTCCAGCCGCAGAACGGGGATCTTGGCCGACATACAGCGCTCGACCAGGGCCCGCGTCAGGAAGGTGCCGGTCCCTTGCGCCGGCACGCAAAACAGCTCCTCGTCGGCGGAATCCCGGTAAAAGTCTATGATCCCCTGCCGCCAGACGGCCTCGGCCTCCGGGCTCCAGATGGCCCCGGTCTTCAGACAGATGCGCTGATAGAGCCCCTGGGCCAGGGCATCATCAAAGGTGACCCGGTGCAAGCTGTAGTTGACGCGGCCGGAGCGGATATCCTTGACCAGCACGTTAAAAGGGTTGGCCTCGCCGTCATGGGTCGAGATCACCCGCACTTCGCCGCCCCAGATCAGCAGCGCCATGGCCGCTTTCAGCAGTTCGGCCAGGTCGTCATGAAACGCCGCTTCATCGATCACCACCCGCCCTTGCTTGCCGCGCAGGTTCGAAGGCCGGGAGGATAAGGCCACAATTTTATGACCGGAGGCAAAGCGGATCCGGAAGGTGAGGATGTCTTTGTCTTCATCAACAAAAACCTCTTCCTCCACCTGGCCGGCGGCCAGATCGTACTGCCGGGCCCAGAAGGCACAATCGTTAATGAATTCCTCGGCCATGTCCTTGTTGTAGCCGATATACCAGACATCATCGCCGGTCTCGGAAGCAGCATAGAGGGTATCATCAGCGGCCTCCGACCAGGACAGCCCTATCCGCCGTGATTTCTCTATGACCTTAACCTTGGCCGGATCAGCGGCCCAGTCCTGCTGATAAGCCAGCAGCACGTAAGGAGTGGAATAGGTCTTTGTCATGAATTGATCCCGAGGATCTGCCGTCTGATATCGGCAGCGGTCTCATTGGTCAGCCCGGCTTTCTTCACCTGGGCAACAACTTCTTCCGCCACCCGCGTGGCCTTCTCCAGCTTATCCCAGCGCTCCAGCAGATCGCCCAGCTGCTTCAAGGTGGCCAGCATCTGGGTGGAGCGCTTGCGGACCGGCTCGGTCTCCACAAAAATAAGCTGATCCTCCAGGAGATCACGCAGGCGCTGCAGATGGGTGCGTTTCTGGGTACGGGCCCGGTCCCATTCGTCCATGCTCTGGCCGGGATCCTTGGTCTCCGCCTTCCAGCGGGCCAGGGAGGTCACACTGACATCAAGCAGCTCGCCGATGGCCGTCAGACTCTGACCGTCGGCATAGAGCCGTTGCGCCTGCGGGGCGAGAGCCGCCTTATCGCCTTTAGCGGCCAAGGGCTTTCTCCAGTTCCCGGATATGGCTGCGCGCCGTGATCAGCTCGGCTTGGACCATGACCAGCTCATCCATCTGCTGGGCGGCCAGGGCGATTTCCATCTCTTCTATTTCCGCCAAAACCGGATTAAGCGCCGGCACAATCGCCCGGCATAAGCCTTTGCCCTTCATCTGCAGGGAGAAGGCCTTTTGCTTTTGCTCGGCCAGCTTGCCTTCCATCAACAATCGCTCGTTCATCCTAAAATGTCCTTTGGCTGTGAGTTGCGGCGGATAATCGGGCAGTGCATATTGGTCAGCACCGCCTGCTTGACTTCGGTTACTTCCTGCGTTGTCCAGGTCACCAGCTCCCGATAGCCCTTGGCCATCTCCGAGAAGCCATCGGCCAGCTTGGCGACGGTCTCGGTCTGGATGAAATTATTCTCATACATCTTGACCACGGCCTCAAAGCGCCGGTTCTGGTAGATGGTGACGACGCCCAGCACCAGCCACGGAGCCAGCAGCACAATGACGATCAGCGTACCGACCGGGGCCGTGGACAGCTGCTCCATAATCGAGGTAAAGGCCGCCAGGGTAGCGCGCTCAGCAGGGGTCATATCATCCTCTCCGGGAATCGTTCTTTTATGGTTTTACACTGCACACACAGGCTGCAGCCGGGCTGCTTCAGCCGCCTGGCTGCGGGGATCTCTTCTTTACACCAGCTGCAGATACCGCTGATATTGACGTCCTGGGCTTCTTGGGCCTGCCGCCGTTGGTGATCAGCAAGCGATGCTTTATTAAATCGGGCCTGATAATCCTGGCCGTAGTCGCCTTCATCCGGCATATGACACCTATCTTAAATTAAAGTTCACGGCGCATATGCGACCGGGCGGTTTCGTGAAGCGTAAACGCCGCCCCAAGCCTTGATTCCGATATAAACCCACCAGGCGCGCAGGGCTGACATGCCGTCCTCCCGGCAGATCGTCCGCAGCAGCTGGTCAGCCTCTTCCCGGTGGCCAATGTCCAGACCGTGCTCACCCATGAGCTGGTACAGGGCATCATGGACCAGCGAGCCCCGGATAAAGTTCTTGGTGTCCAAAGCCGGACCGGACGGGCCGTCCCAGGCATAGCCGCGCTTGATCGACAAGACGCCGACCAGCGACAGGGTGAGATACTCACTGCGGATGGCGGCGGCCGGGTAGACCGGGGTCACCAGGCAGTAATCCTGCTGCAGCTGATATTTATAGTCTTTCTTGTAAGCGATCCGGAGACCCGGGTTCGGTATCTTTATCATTTATTATCCTTCCCTTAAGAAGCGGTGATGGCCGATATCAACGACAAAGGCCATACTGGCGGCCCAGTAGGGCGGCTTGTGGTCAACCATGCCCTGCAGGGCGTAATAATGGGTAGCGCCGTGCAGCGTATCACCGGCCAGCCATTCCTCTTGGCCGGCCTTGACGTTCTCCATAACCCGCATAAAAGCCTCAAGATCCTTGATCCACACCGAATGGTCTTTCAGCCCGGCATTGAAGCAGGAGAACTGTTTGCGGGCGGTTACCACCGGGCCCACGTCCCAGCCCTTAGCCTCAGCGCGGTTTAGGATCACCTTGACCACGGCCCGCTGGCCGGGATCGCTTTCGCCCCTGGCCTCGTGGTAGACGGTGAGGGCCAACCAGAACAAAGTTTTGATGATCATCGGCAACACCCCGCTAAGTTGGTTTAATATCCATCGTTGGTGTATTCTTTATATACGGTCTACTACAGGCGGTGTATGTGATGGACTTCAGGAGATAAGGGCAGGGAAGGATAAGGCCGGGGCTGGTGATTGTGGTTGACGGCGGTTGGTTTTTCTGACTAAGTTGCGGGTGGTTTTTTGACAGCGATCTTCCGTATTTTAATAGGAAAATGGAGCACTAACATGGCAAGTTATATCGAGGAATCTCTTACGAAGGGCGAGAAGGTCATCTATGACGGTAAAATCAGCTTATGGTCGCTGGTTCCCTACATCTTCTTTGGCTTGATAACATTAATGATACCCAACCTGTATGGCATGGGCCTCATCCTTTTTTGGGCGCTTGCTATTATTCGCTATACCACCACTGAGCTTACCGTCACCAATAAGCGGATCGTCGCCAAGTCCGGCTTTATCAGTCGGCAAACCATGGAACTTAACCTCAGCAGGGCAGAGAGTATTCAGGTTAAGCAGGATGTTCTTGGCCGTATTTTCAATTATGGCTCTTTGATTATTTCCGGGGCAGGCAATCCGCAAGCCCCTATCGCCGGTATATCCAACCCGATGGCTTTCAGGCGGATGGTCTTGGAAGCTCAAGAGCAAATGACCGAGTCCAAGAGTATGAAGGTGGCGGAAAAGGTCCGGGATATCAGCCGGGATCCACAGGCTGTCGAGACCAAGAAGTGTTCTTCCTGTGCGGAAACGATCAAGCAGGAAGCTAAGATCTGCCGGTTCTGCGGCAATGAGCAGCCAGCCCAGCGTTATGTTATTAGTTAAGAAAAAAGGAATGTCTCCGACATCGATGTCGGAGACATTAATTGACAAAGCCCTTCTCCTGGAGAAGGGCTTTCTGTTTTTAGATGCGGGTTAACGCCTCGTTAGGTGTTTAAATTCATTTCTTTAACGAAATCAGGCCACAACAAACGAGACTTCACCATTCTTCGCACTTTGGCCGGCTCTGCAATCAGGCCAGGTGTCCCTTCAACAATACCTCTAAAATCTTCAACATCAACAACGCCGCGGGCACAACATTGGGCTATACGTTTTTTTGCGTCCTCTGTCGCCCGGTGCTCTTTACAGGCATGGTCAATAGCAGTGGCAACCTGCAAATTTTGTCCACAAGCTACCAAAGCATTAATTAAATCAAACATTTTATCCCCCTTCAAATCCTGGTTAAAGCCTCGTTAATAGTAGATTCTACGGCTAGTAAAATCAAGCAGAAACCGTTGGCACGAGGAAGGCTAAGACCTGCTCTGCAAGGGCCAAACGCTGGTCTTGTCAATATTATTTCAGTTAACAGCACCATCGCCGATTGCCCAGGTATCAATAGGCAATTTAAAATGCTCAATAGTGCTGTTAAGTCGGATCCAGTATTTGCGATCGCCTTTCTTCTCCAGGATAAGAACCACTCCGGCTTTTTTCCCGGTTTGCAGGGCGTAATAAAGAGACTGGCCAATGGCTTCAGCCCATTTTGAACCAAAATCAAGCTCTACCGCATTGGCACCGGTCAGGCAATCACACCTTGTCTTGTCTGACAAAATAACCTCAACCTGTCCACGATCCTTGCACCATTGCTCTTGATACGATTTTTCAGGCCTCAAACGCTTAGCATCCGCTATCGCCGGCAGAGAGAGACAGAGCAACGTGATTATTATTATTTTCATCGCCATCCTTTTATTAGATTTTTACCCTAAGTGCGCTCAACAAGAGCTCTTCTTTTACTGCGCCTGGCTGTGTTCTACAATCTCAAACCCTTCATTTTGCGGATAAGTATGGGCCATCTCTAAACTCTGACCCACCGCTGCCTTTAGCGATAACGTCAGACAAAGGATGGCGACTATGGTCTTTTTCATTAAAATAACCTGCCTTGGCGGTCATCAACCGGCTCCGTGCCCAGGATCTCCCACACTCGGCGCTCTGACAATTTGATCATCCGGGCCAGCTCCGGCACCCGGTGCCCACGGTCGAACTTCTCGCGGACCCAGCGGTCACGGGCCTTGCGAAAAATAGCGTCAACATTATGGCAATAGATAGTAGTGCCCCGGAACTCTTCTGCGATCAGCATGGTGATTGTGACCCCCTGGCCCGGCGCCGCCTTCTCGATGATAGCGGCCAGCTGGCCGAGATCTCCGGGCAGCTCGCTGATGGTCGGATACAGATCAGCCGGCAGCTGCGTCAATTCATCATTCATCAAGTGTTACCCCCTCGCGTTTGGCCCATTTTTTCAGAGCCTCGATCAGTTTAAACAGCTGGCTGTCATCGCACCAGGCCAGATTAGCCACGCCGGTCATCCGTTTAACATAGGCCTGCAGGGCCGCATCCGAGCTATAACGGATGGTTCCGGCCAGGGCCATATTGATCCACAGGGCCACGATCTTGCGGGCCATCGGCTTGTCATAAGTGGGACTGGAGCTCGATGCCTTGCCGCCTGCCTTGCGCTTGACCTTGAAACCCTGTTTCTTGAAGTGGGCGACCAGATCCTCAGCCTGAAAACGGTTCAACTTAGCCGCAGAATCCTTCTTATAACGGCTCTGCAGGATATCGCGGTAGAGCTCATCACTTAAGCCCAGTTCCTTTTTAGCAATATGGATTTTGGCAAGGATAGCGCGCTCGACACTCATAGCAGCCGCCCCCTGGACCATTCCTTAAGTTCGTCCTCAGACGGTTTGTCATCCCGCTGGCCTTGGATATAGGCGTCCAGGGGATTCATCGTCAAGTTAGGCAGGGTAATGACTTGGCTGATCTGGCCGCTATCATGGTTATCGCCCCCTAGCCGGGCGCCGGGCTGACGGCAGCGGGTGGCACCAGAGGCCTCCTGCTGACGGCGGCTGCTTTCGCCCTGGGCGTCGGCCTCGTCGGCTAGCTGCCAGGCTACCTGTTTCAGATAATTATGATTGGGCAGCGGGCGGCGAATGGCATCCCGGCGCTCGACCATCTGCTCCATGGCGGCAGCAAAGAGCCGGGGCGGACAGGGGCGGGCGACCTTGCCCTGCACCTGGACATGACCGGGACCAATGAGCTTGGTCAGATCAGCCACGATCTTACCCGCCTTATTCCATGACAAAGCCCGCTTCTCCGGCCGGAACAGCCCGAGATAAGGCAGGATGACCTTAGGCAACGGCGGCGGCAGAGTGGCCACCGCCAGCAGCAGACTACGGGCGGCAGCATCATTTAGCCAGGCCTCAGCGGATGCGGTCAGGCCGCAGGAAGGGCAGACAAGTTTCATGGATGGGCTACCCCGTTGACTTTGGTCAGTTTGATGGCGGTAAAGGTCTTTTGATAATAGCGACGAATAGCCGCACCACTGGGCCAGATAGGGTCTAACTGGACTATTTTCTTATCCGGATCCCAATCGTATTTTGTCAAAAATCTCTTGCCCATTTTTTTCATCTCATTGCGTTGTTTTGGGGTATGTAGATAGCGACTTCTGGACTGCAGGTATTTTGATTCGGCATGACCTCTGCCAGCCAAAAGCCAGACCCCATTGAACTTACCATCAACATAAGTCATGCATCCCAGGCGGTTTTTAGTTATTAAACACCGCTCAAACGACACCCTGCGGCCATCCACCTCCAGCTCAACCGAGCCAAAGACGCCGCTGAGGGCCTTCTCCAGTAGGGCCCATTCTTCTTTTGTCATAATATTTTTATTCCTCTCAAAATCTTCACCCATATAACAGCCCCTTGCGGGTGTTTGTATGGAATCGGATCTGTATATTCCTCAGCATTGGCAAGTACCCAGGCCACATCATATTTTTGCAAAAATTCATGATCCTTGTTTGCATAATCAATGCAATGCTCTTCTTTATACATAGCAAGAACATCACGGTTCTGGTTGAAATCAAGGACCTCCACAATATCAACCGCACCGACTATCAAACCGGAACCTTTGCGAATAAGAGCAATACGGCCACGAATTGAGGTAGATCTGGAGCGCATCTCCCAAGTTTTTTCTCCGGAAAGGATCTTGCTTATCCAGGGCTCATCTACGATCAATGCGTGGTCCATGTTTTATTCCTCTTAGTATTTCGTAGCTGGCATCATCAGGCCGGAGGCGCAACCCTCCGGCGATCCCGGCACCTGCCGGGATTTCGCCTTTAATCTCAACAGCTCTGGGGTTCCGGCCTGCTGCACCGGGCAAACTTGCCCCGTTCGTCTTCGTGGAGCCCTTCGTAAAAACCGCAGGTGACCGGCCGGGGACTGATCCGCCGGTCGCGGGTCACACAGCTGCCACCACCAAGCGGGCATTCCGCTATCACCCCGTCATCCCTGTTCACTGCCCGCCGTAGTTTGGTCATCCTATAGTTCCCCTTTCAAGCGCTTCAGCCCTTCCGTGTTGTCATAGGCATCGCAGATATATTGCGGGTTTATGCGGTAAGCCCTGCCGGCATCAAAGCCGAAAAACTTACAACGGGGCTGTTTGCCAAGGTCTTGGCCGGCGATCCCTGTGATCGGCACCGTCTTGAAATTATCGCAGATCCCGCAGTACCGGCTGGCGTAGCCATGGCGGTAATTCTGTGTTTTTTTGATTCTGAGTTGTGGTGTTCCCATTTCACACCCCACTTAAGTCTAAAGGCAACTGCCGCCACTGATCCGTCCCTGCCACTTTTTCATAAACCCGCAGATAGATGCTGCTCGACTCCACGGTCAGGCTGTCATTAATCGCCGACATGGCCTTCTGCCAGCGGGCATCCTCAATATTGAACTTGCGCAGGCTCAGGATGCGCTTGCTGTTGACCATGCCCTTGCGGTCCACCTGGAAGGCGTCATTGATCAGTACCAGCAGCTCCGGCCGGCTGCCGCCGCTCCACTCGTGGATACACTCGTCAATCAATTCCTTGGCCACCTGCAGGCGCTCGTCAAAGGCCAGATTCTCAGCGATGGCCCGGCAGACCTTAAAGCGGCCGTCATAGCTGACCAGGGTAATATTGCCCTTGGCCCCGCCCAGTGAGCGGTCATATTCCTGGGCCGACAGCTCGCAGAAGGCGGTAATCTCGGAGAAGGCATCCTCCTTGAAGATCCTGAGCGTCCGGCTGGCCTCTTCCGCGCGGCGCACCACTTTGCGCACCAGCTCATCCCGCAGTTTGTCTATTTCCTTGACCATTGACACCGGGACCAGACGCCCCTGGGCATCTGTCATATAGGCGGTCATGGGAGTGGCCGAGGTGGCCGGTCCGGCTGTAATTTCAGGTGTAGTCATTATTGTTCTCCGTCTTTTAAAATGCTCTTGTTGATATAGGCATAGCCCCGTTTGGCTACCATCTCTGCCGTGCGGATGATGGTGATAAGCTCTTCATCGCTGACATCCGCCCGCATTTCCCGAAAGGCGCGCTCGATAACTACGCCCAGGGTTTCAACCCCGTTCAGCAGGTCCTCCCGGTAACCGGCCAGCGGGTTTACTGCCGGCCGTTCCATCTGGATAATACAGGCGGCTTTCTTCTGGATCTTGACCACACTCTCGACCAGATCATAGCGGCCGGCCAGGGCCAAGGCGCCGTGAATATCGCTGGCGTTCTCCAGGATCTGCCGGGCGGCTTCGTGTACTTGATTGGGCATTGCCATCATTTTCTCCTTCATTTAATGAGTATTTGAATCGGTATTAAACCGGCAGGCCTTGCAGGCCCGATACATCCGCACCCGATGCGGGTTAGCGGTCGAAAATTCCCGCCGTCGCTCAGCCACACAGCGGGGAAACTGGATAGTGCCCAGGATCGGACACTCTATCTCCTGAGTGCCGTAGACCTCTTCCACCGCAGCCAGCAGGGCATCCAGCGACCCGCCGTAAGTCCCGCTCAGCGCCTGGCTGATGGTGGTAGAGGAATAGCCCAACCGCTGGGCCACCTTGGCCTGACTGCCTTCCCGCGCCACAGCCTCCCGCAGCATGGTCAATCTGTCAGTGGCTGTCATTGGGCCTCCTTCTGGGGCGCTGCCGCCTCGGGGGTGAGCCCTGGGGCCTCGCTCCACATCACTTTTTTCAGGTTCTGATCCCAGACCCGCTTGACCCGCTGAATCATCGGCGGTTTAGGCCCGGTATGCATGCTCGGTTTAAAACGGTAGTTGCCTTTGATCTTGAGCAGATAACCGGCCTGCGCCAGATGGTTGGCATAGCTGCGGGCCGTGTCCTCGCTGATCACACAGCTCTCGGTTGAGGCCGACACCGCCAGCTCACGGGCGGAAAAGCTGCCGAGGATGCGCATGGTCCGCCACATATTGACGGTGCCCTGGCCCTGGGTAACGGGGGTGCCGTCTTTGCGGACCCTGGGGGCGTCAACACCGACATCCTTGATCAGCAGGTAAATAGCGGCCGTTCTACTCACGCCCGCGCCGCCTGGGACAGTTTTTGAATGAGGACTTTTTGCCAGATAACCGGCCGTTTCCAGCCCGGTCACATATTCACGCACGCTATCCTGCTCCAGGGTGGTACGCTCAGACAGCTCCCGCACCGTAAAGCTCTGAATCTTCCTGATTTCCACCCATAGCGCCTCCCGGCTGTCAAAACCGTTGAGCTTATCCATGGGCTTGCGCTTGACTTTGGCCATTATCCAACCCTCCGCACCGGAGCCTCGCCGGTGAAGAATTCGCGCTTGCCCCAATCTTTGAGGCAGATGCTGTCCAGGCCGACATCACGGGCCTCATCCTGCACCCGCTCCAGGTTAACGGCGATTCGGCGGGCTGAGCCCTTGCTGGCCGCATGCACCGCCCGCAGCAGATCCTCCTCAATGGCGACATCACAATAGAGATGAGCCAGGTGGCGGCAATCGTCCATATCGGCCGGTTGCGCCGGGATCCAGTCCAGGACCCGACCATGAAAGCGCTCCCAGCGTTTCAATTTCTCCGGCAGGCGCTCTTCACCGATCAGCAGGATGGCCGCGCCTGAGCCTTCGTAGATATCGCGGATCATCTCGACCGCGCCTTTAGTAACCAGGTGATCCAGCTCATCGATAATCAATGGTTTGAGGCTCATGGCCAACTGCTCACAGACCTGATCGACCATTTCAAACAGGGTTTTGGCCGGAGAAATACCCATATCTTTGAGGATGGCCATCAGCACCGCTTTGCGGGTCCAGCTCGATTTACACTCGATATAATAGGCGCCCTGGGAGTTGGCGGCATAGGCGGCGGCAGTCGATTTACCCCAGCCGGATGGGCCGTAAAAGCAGACGAAGCCCGGCAGATGCGCCGGCCGGTCTACCGCCCGCATCAGGGCCTTGCTGCACAGGCTCACATTGGTGAGCGGGGCCGTAGTTGACAAGTGCAGCACCGAGCCTCCCGGCTCAGCATTGCGGATTTGTTTCAGTTGTGGCATAATCTCTCCTGTAGATGGTCTGTAAATGGCTCTGGTGAGCCTGTTAAAGCCGTGGCGGCAACCACGGCTTTCTCTCTTCAAAAATTATTTAATTTAATTACCGGCCAGCACTGGCCTCAGATCAAATTCCCCAGTGCCACCCGCAAAACGATGATTGCGGCTAGGACGGCCAGGATCATCACCCAGTCAATCCGCGTCATTTCCCCACCTCGCTAAACTGCTCTTCCGTGGCCCGGAAAGCCTTATAAGTAATGCCGTTGCAAAACGAGTTGTAAAACCGCAGTTCTTTGCCCTCCAGGGTTTCCCCCTGGTTGACCTTCACATCCAACGCCTTCCAGAACCCATATTTACCCTTATCATCGGCGGGGATCTCCACCAACGGCGCTGCCGCCATTTCAGCCTGCAGCTGGGCGCGGTCGGCCCGGATCTTTGGAGATGATGCCTGGTAATCAATCATCTTGACCACCGGTGCTGCCTCAATCAGGCCGCGTTCTTCAGCATCGATCTCGCTGATCTTGTCCAGATTGATCTGCCGCCGCCGCTGGGCCCGCTTCCTGCTGGCCTCCTCGACCTGGGCCTGCGGGAAGTAGCTCGTCCGGTTTTTCTCAAAAATGGCATAACAGAGCATCTGGCCGTCAGCATTCCAGATCTGCACCTTTTCGCCGTCATGGATGTCGTAACCAACCTGCACCGTCTCGCCCTCGTAATGCTCAAGAATCTTGTGGCAGTAGGTGTTTGAGAAAATCCCCACGCTGGCCCGCCGTACCACCCTTGTTTCGCGGGGCAGGAACAACAGGTCAAGATCGGTCTGCGCCAACCGGCATTCCTCGGGATTCCAGCCGTTCATCATATGCCAGGCCAGCAGCTCCAGAGGAGCCATATGGCGCCGGGCGCCGGTCTCGGGATCATTAAACTTAGGCAGGGAAGAATGCGGCCGGCGATTATAGGCCTCTACCGACTGCTGACAGTGCTCCATAAACTGCGGCCAGGAAGGCAAGTGGTGCGAGACCCCGTTCTGCTTGATCTGCCGGTTGACCAGCAGGTACATATTGCGGCTGGTCAGGCTATCCATCTGCTTCCCCATATAGGTCGGCAGCTCTTTGGCCGAGCGGATCCACAACGATGAATTCAGGCGCTCAATCAGGCCGCGTCCCTGGGCGTTACCGGGAATACCGGTCCGATGGGTGGAGCCGATGCGGGCGAAGATGCCGGTCAGTTCGTCATCATTGACCCCGGCCATATTACCGGCGCCGTTATCGGTGTAAAAGATGGCAAAAACGCCGCCGTATTGCTTGTTTTCATTTATGGTGGCGGCATGGCGCACCGCGCCGGCCACTGTCAGGGCCGATTCCGCCAGGCCTACCGACCAGCCCATAATCATCTTGGTGGCTGCATCGATTACCGAGCAGATCTCCGGTTTGAACGGGTTGCCGGTAATGGGATGGGCCACTTTGGCCTTAAATGAATGACCGTCGCAGACCCCGACCTGAAAAGGCAGCAGCTCGCTGGTATCGCGTTTGCGGTAACCCTGTAAGGCCCGGAATTCAGAGCCGGTTTTACGGCCGCGTTCCCGATCCAGGCGGCTGCGTTTTGTATGGAACCGGTAGACCTGGTGATAAGTAGGCATCACCATGCCCTCCGGTAAAATCTTGGCCATGGCCTCCATAGCCTCAGTCAGGCTGGGGTTCTGGGGCTGGCCGTAGCAACTGATGAATAAAGGCGCCCAGGTGGCGATCCGCCGTTCTCGGACAGGTCGGGGGGCCAGACCCATTTCGCCATGCTTTTTCACGCGGCGATCCCAACCAAGTATCATTGATTTCGACAGGTGGCGGTCCTCACCGCGCCGGGCGTTGGCCTGCGCCACCATCGGCTGCAGATGGGCTGGCAGAGTAGAGGTCCGGGCCATAATCACCAGTTTTTCCACCGCCTTGCAGGTGCCGTGCAGGGTCTGCAATTGCTTGAATTCATTATACAGCGACAGCCGGGCCAGATAGATCTCCCGCTGCCAGTCTTTCAGCTCAGTGATGGCCTGCGGGCTGACTATTTCCTGAAGCGCCACTTCTTTAGAGACTGCTGGGCGGATAATTTTCTTACTGACGGCCGGTACCAGCGCCTGACCGGCCGCTTCCATGGCCAACCGGTGCAGATGGTCTTTGGTGGCCTCCGGTAACGACGCGATCGCATATTCACGACCGCCGCCGCGCCCGGCTTTAGCTCGAAAAGGCCACTGCTCCCGGTCAGCCTTACGCTGTACACTTCGCTCCGTTCCTGGCAACCCGGTCAGGCCAGCCAATTCTTTTGCTGTATAATGGCTTTTCATTTCTCCATTTCCTTCAAGAAAAGCTCGCGTTTACGCCGTTCCTGATTGATGCGCCGGGAATCCTCTTCTAGCTTCCTAATCTCGCAGCGCAGTGCATCCGGGCCCGGCAAAGCAAACAATCCGGCCGTCTCAGCCAACATCTGCAAAGGGCCGTTATCGCCGGTCACCTGGCAGAAGGCCGGCAGATACTCAGCCGGCAGCCGGTGTCCATCTTTGCTTTCCGCCGTCCACGCATCCAAGGAATATTTACTTATCTCCTGGCCCAGCAGGTGGCTCATCTTCCCGGCAATCTCCCAGCGCGACCAGGGGCACTGTTTGATTGCCGCGCACATGGCCAGCCGCAGCCTCTCCCGCACATTAGCCGCCCCTTCGTCAGCCGGGTCCTGTTTAACCTCATCCTGGAGTTGCGTCAGGAGATCAAACAGGCTCATTTGGCTGTTTTTCGTGTCTATTTTCTTCTTTGCTTTAGTCATTGACTGCCTTCCTTAGTCTTGCTACTATGACCATCAAATAACTGCGCCTTCAGCTTGTTTTCATATTCGCCGCGGCGTTTTTTGATCTCTTGGGCAATCAGCTGGCGTAAAAGAGAGGCGGACCGCGTCCCAAAGCACTCATCTACGGTCAGCCCCAGAAAACCGGCCACCGCCTCTCTGATATGCGGCGTCTGCCTAGTCCCTTTGACCGTCTTCTGCACCGAGTGCATATCCTGCCCGAGCTGCTCGGCCAGATTCCGCATGGAGATTTTGCGGGCTTTAAAGAGTCGTTGCAGGTTGTTCATATTTTATAATTCCATTTATGGTGGCGTTTAAATCTGGATTAATTTTAAACGCGTTTTTTTAATCTTTTGTATGTCTGTACTTGCGTCTTTATTAGACAACATATTTCTATTTTTAACGCACGTCAAGTCAAAAATTACGCGTCGGAGTTTAATATTATGAAAAAAACTCATATTGTTACAATTAAAACGCAAAAACAATACATTATAAAACTACGACACAAAAAAAACGCGTCGGAGTTCACGTCGGAGTTAGGCAAATGAACTCCGACATAAACTCCGACGCGTTCTGGGATAGATTAAAAGCGGCTATTGGGCGGCGATCGAATAGATCTGTAGCTGATCAATGTGGTCTTTCTGAAGGGACAATTCGTCGTTATTTACGCAAAGAGACCTATCCCTCCTTAGATAAAATACGCGACATTGCCAAAGTCACAGAGGTTAACACTGATTGGCTGCTTACTGGTGAAGGCCCAATGCGCCAAGGCGAAACAGCTTTAGCCATTCCTAGCCAACAACCACAACTACTCTTAAAAGAAGAGGACGCGCCAGAATTTATCAGCTACGAAGACGCGACCGAACAGACCCAGCAGCATATAGATATTCCTCAGTGGCCCCATCCGGATGCCGACGCCTTTCATTATGTGCCTATGGCCAAGGCTAAGCTCTGTGCTGGCGGGGGGATGTTTGTTTTGTCAGAGGATGTCTCAGATTATTATGCCTTCCGAAAAACCTGGCTGAAAAGAATATCAACCAGCCCTAAGAGCGTTGTCTTAATGGAAGTACAAGGCAATTCCATGGCCCCGACTATCCTTGATAAGGATACTGTCATGATCGATACAGGACGCCTGGAAATTATAGAAGGAATGATCTACGCCATTCGCCTAGATCAAACAATAATGATAAAACGCCTAACCCACCGTCCAGGCGGTATAATCAACGTAATATCAGACAACAAAGAAGAATTTGAGCCCTACCAAGCCCACCGTAAAGACGTCCATATCATCGGCCAAATAATCTATTTCAGCCGCGACCTTATCAGCGGATATTGACAAAAAAAAATATAATTTTTTTTAATTTAGGAATATAGGAAATACAAATTGTCAAAAAAAATAAGTTCCTACGCTGAATTACTTGATTATGCAGAAGGATGTTTTCGTGGTACAAATAAAATTGATTCATTGGAAATAGGAGACTCTCTTGACTATAAGATCAAGATAACAGGAGGTACTTGGGACGGTTCAGTTGATTACCGGCTTGCTCAGTATATAATTGATACCCAAAATGCCTTGGACAAACTTTTTAAAGAATTAGGAATAGAACTCAAAGAACACGAAAGGCCTATAATAAAGTTTAGAGTCGAATCTGGCTGCACTGAACTTTATATTAAAATCTCTGAAGCAGTTAAAACATTATTTGAAAACATGCCAAGCGGACAGAAAACATTTATTGCAGCCCTTATGCTTCTCTCAATAGTAGGCGCTTTTACTGCCTACGGTTTTATGCAATACAAAACCCAACAAGAACAGCATCTTTATGAACTTGAAAAACAGAAAATTCAGAATGAAAAAGAACTAAAACATCAAGAAATTTTAGTTAAAACTATAGATTCCTTGGCTGACAAAATTTCTACATACGAAACACCAAACAGAAAACTTGCTAAAAATTTATACGAAGGAGATAAATTTGAAAACTCCACCAACCCTGAAGAGCTAACCAAGGAAGAGCTTAAACAACAATATCGTGGTAAGAGTAAATCTAAGGCTGAAACTGTTTATATAGATAATAAATACTTAATAACAGCTATAAAATTAAAAGCTGGGAAAATTACCATTGAACACGCTGGACATCGATATGATTGCCAATCATCTCTTAATTTAGAAGAACTTGAAGATCTTTTAAATAGAGTAAAGGCCGGAATTGTGGAAGGAAAAGGCTTTGAACTTGATCTAAAAATAAATGCAGAATATTACAAAGAAACCAAAAAACTTAAAAATCTTATTATTTATGAAATTGGCACCTCAAGAAAAAATGCTAAATCTATTGATGATTTAATTAATATAAAACAAGAGGCATCACCAAATAGACAATATCCACTTTTTTAATTACCCTCTTAAAATTAGTTTTAAATCATGTGTAAATTTTTATCATTTTTCCTTATTTAACTTTACATCTGCTTTAAAACCATTTCTCACATTAAAATCCTTTTTTTATAACAATTCTAAAACCTTTTAACTTTTCTTTCCTTTATCTATAAGGTTTTAAATCAATCCCTCCCTAACACAGCTTACCCGCCTGAGCAGAACCTGATTAAGTGCCAGCAGTACCAACTTTCTTAATTTAAACAGCAGTAAATCTCCATCCCGCCCTTTTTTCTTCTCCTGTTCTGCCATGCCCGCTACTCGCCAAAATCAACACCCCCGCTTA